GGTCACTACGAAGCAACCTTCGACATCCGCGGAAACGTGAAGCTTGAGGCCAAGTCCTGGTCCTATGCCAACTGCACCGAGGATGAAGCCCAGAAACTGTATTCGGACCTGATCAACGCGGCGCTGAAGCAGGTTTACCGCCACTCTTTGACCGAGGGGCAGCTGCGCAAGGCGGTCGATGACATCGTGGGGTTCGCATGACACACGACGAGAAGCGCCACCTATCCAAGGTGGCGGCGCTGGGCTGTATCGCCTGCATGATCCAGGGCACGCCAGGTACGCCGGCCGAGATCCACCACATTCGCGCCGGCAAGGGGCGCGGCCAGCGGGCCAGCCACTATGAGGCTATCCCGCTCTGCCCTGCGCACCATCGCGGTACGGCGCACCCGCAAGTGCCGAGCATTCACCTTGCAAAGCGCGCCTTCGAAGCCGAGTTCGGCACCGAGCGCGAGCTGCTGGATCGTGTTCTGCAGGAGGTCTGCGCATGAACCCGCACGCCACCTGGCGCCAGCTCCGGCAGCGCCTGATCGCAGGGCAGGCCGTCAAGGACTTCGCCTCCTGCTGCACGCTGGTCCGCATCGAGGGCGACAGCTTCCTGTTCGAAACCAACCAGGCCTTCACCAAGGGCCAAGCCAACAAGCTGGCTCAGGCGATCAACCGCACCATTGGCGTGCCGGTGGCGATCGTCATCCGCCGCCTGCCGACCGGGCTGAGCCAGCGTTTTTACAGCGACAATCAGAGGAAATCCGCTTGAACACACCAGGATATGAACAACTGGCCGCCGTGCTACAGGCTGCTTTCGACCAGGCTGCCGCCGGCAAGGGCGCCGAGCGCCACGCCAACGGCCTACCGTTCCATGAGCAGCGCATGCAGACCATCAGCACGCTGCTGGATTCTGACGCCGGCATGGCCTTCCAGGTCTGCAAGAAGGTGACCGAGGGCATGCGCCTGCCCCATGAGGCCCGCGAGCGCGAGCTGCTGGGGGCGATCGTTTACATCGCCGGCATGGTGATTTTCCATCGGCAGCGCCAGCCGACTGCCGAGGCCCCGGCAGAGCTATTGCCCACGGAAGAGCGCGAAGTTCTCAAGAGCCTAGCGACGAAAGGCGAGCGCGAGCCGGTCGGTCCCGATCTCCGCTTCGATCAGACCGGCCGACAGGAGGTGGTGGAGCAGAACGGCAATACCGGCGAGCATTACGCCGCCAAGGTGGTCGAGCTGCCGAACACTGACGCCCTTGTCGATCCGAGCGGAAAACCGAAGTGGGATGATGCGCCGGTCTGGGCGAACTACCTGACGCAGGATTCCCGCGGCGTCTGGGCCTTCTGGCAGAAGGAGCCGCGGCGCATCCGTGTGGGCTGGGTGAATGACGGCGGCATGCGTGCCGAGGTCAATTCCGGCAAGGTTGCTGGCGACTGGCGTGAGTCCCTGGAAATGGCGCCCGGGCTCTACTCGTCGGAGAAGCGCGCATGATCATCGCCTGCGATCCAGGATGCTCGGGGGCCATCGTCACCCTCGACGACGACGGGCGGTATGTGTCCCACCTGCTGATGCCGACGATCAAAGTCGGAAAGTCAAGCCGGGTGAACGGCGCGGCGGTATCTGCCTACCTGCGCGAGGCGGTGCGCGACAGCTTCAGGCCGGCGCACTGCTACCTGGAGTCGGTTCACAGCATGCCGAAACAGGGGGTTTCGAGCGTGTTCACCTTCGGCCATGCCGCCGGCCTGGTGGAGGGCGTCATCACCGGCATGGGCATCCCGCTGACCCTGGTAACGCCGCAGGCCTGGAAAAAGCACGCCGGGCTGATCGGTTCGGACAAGGACGCTGCTCGATCGCGTGCCGTCCAGCTCTTCCCCGAGCTGCGTGTTCTCGACCAGAAGGCCAAGGGCCAGGCCGTGGCCGATGCTCTGCTGATCGCTCGATACGGGCTTTCGCGCGCGCCGAGTGGTTCGGTTTCATAACCAGTCGGTGCTAGAATCAGTCCGCTGCCTGATTCGTCAGGCCAAAAAGAAAACCCCGGCGCGATGTGGAGTCACGCCGGGGCCAAATGCCAACTTGCCGTAAGGAGCGAGGCCTATGATAGCCGAAGCTGCTGTATTGCGAAACCACACCACTGCATCGCAGTGCGCCAAGATCCTCGCCCGCCTTCAGGCTGGGAAAACCATCACGCCGCTGGAAGCGCTCGATGAATACGGCGTCGGGCGCCTGGCCGCCCGCGTGGCTGACCTGCGCAATGAAGGCCATGTCATCAACTCCAGGCTGATCACCGTCTTCAACCGCGACGGCGCTAAGTGCCGCGTGGCTGAGTATTCCATGACGCAAGGCGATGCCTCGCTGGAAGGTGCCATGTGAAGTTCGGCAGCGTATGCAGCGGCATCGAAGCTGCTTCGGTTGCATGGGAACCTATCGGCTGGAAGGCCGCATGGTTCGCCGAGATCGAGCCATTCCCCAGCGCCGTACTGGCGCACCGTTTCCCTGAAGTGGAGAACCTTGGCGACATGACCGCTATTGCTAAGCGTGTCCTGACTGGTTCGATTGCAGCACCAGATGTTTTGACTGGCGGAACACCCTGCCAAGCCTTTTCCGTCGCCGGCATGCGTGAAGGCCTTAACGACCCGCGCGGCGCCCTCACCATCAAATTCGTGGAACTAGCCGATGCAATTGACCATGTTCGCGCCCAGCGAGGCGAAGCCGCTTCCATCGTTATCTGGGAAAACGTCCCCGGCGTCCTCTCCGACAAAGGCAACGCCTTCGGATGCTTTCTTGGCGCGCTGGCTGGGGAGGACTGCGAACTGCAGCCTTCAGGGAAGCGGTGGACGGACGCTGGTTGTGTGTATGGACCCAAAAGAGCAATCGCGTGGAGGGTTCTTGACGCCCAATATTTCGGCCTGGCCCAACGCCGCCGCCGTGTGTTCGTTGTGGCAAGTGCTCGAGAAGGGTTCGATCCCGCATCGGTACTTTTTGAGCGCGAAGGCGTGCGCCGGGATACTCCGCCGCGCCGAGGCGAGGGGCAAGACGCTGCCGCCGGCACTCTCCGAAGCACTCAAGGCGGCAGTGATGTCGACCACGCCCGGGCAGGACACCTGATCGCTTTCGGCGGGAACAATCAGGCCGGCCCAATCGACGTTGCCACCGCCTGCCGAGCAAAGGGCGGAACAGGTCACGGCGACTTCGAGAGCGAGACTTTTGTGGTGGCCGGCACGCTCCAGGCCAACGGCAAAGCAGCCGGAAGCGCCACACAGCAGGATGCGGAAAGCGGCCTGCTGGTGGTGCACGGCACGCAAGACCCAGATGTGCGCCTAGATCAAGCGCACACCCTGGGCCGCAATAACGGCATGGAAAATGCGCTGCTCGCCTTCAGCTGCAAGGATCACGGCGAAGATGCAGGACAGATCAGCCCGACGCTACGCGCCATTGGGCATGGAGGCAGCCACGCCAATGCAGGTGGGCAGGTTGCCGTCTGCGTAACTGGCGACATCGCTCACACGCTGAAGGCTGAAGGCTTCGACGCAAGCGAGGACGGCACAGGGCGCGGACAGCCGATTGTTCCGGTCGCCTTCACGCAGAACAGCCGCAGCGAGGTTCGCCAGATCAATGGCGACGGGCAGATCGTTGGAGCGCTTGCCGCAGAGGCAGGAGCTCAGCAGCAGAACTACCTATCGGTCGGCTCTGCGGTACGCCGCCTGACCCCTACCGAATGCGAGCGACTGCAGGGTTTCCCTGAGATTAGGAAAACATTCACAATGTCGGTGTCATTCGATGGAGGCGCCGATGAATGTTCAGGCCATCAAAAGAGCTCTGCGCGTGCGGAAGCAAAAAGTCTCAGGTCGCAAAGCAATGCCTTGCATGCCGAAGAAAGCGAGTTTCTGTCCTGTGCGAGCACTGCAGAAAGGAGTTTAAGTGCAGACCTGGAAAGCTCAAGCGAACATGTTCTCGTGAGTGTGCTGATCGACTCAGAGCGGCAGCATCTTCAGATACGCAGTGCAGGAAAGTTGCTCTTGTCTGTGAGCACTGCGGAGCAGAGCGAATGGTGTCACATTCCTATCAGTCGCGCAGATTTTGCTCAGTTGATTGCAAGGATGCACATGTTCGAGGAGATCGCCACCCACGCTGGAGGGGAGGCCGAACAGCAGAGCACGATCTGTTCTACTCATCGGCAGAGTGGAAACGTGCGTGCGCAATTGTCTGGGCGCGAGATAGGCGAACTTGTCAACGATGCGGAGAGGTTCACAAGCGACCTGCGCGATTGTTTGAAGTTCACCACATCGGCAGTCGAGCAAAGTTCCCAGAGCTACGACTTGAGCCGGAAAACCTTGTTCTCCTGTGTCGCGGCTGTCATCTGTTCGTGCATTCCAGGGCAAATACAGAGCGGCAGTTCATTCGAAATAAGCATTGAAACGGTCGCCGGGTGGACCCTGATTCCATGGCGCGGAAAGCCAGCTGAGGAATGCCCTGACGGCCCGCGTTACAAAGCAATCGGCAACAGCTGGGCGGTCCCTGTCGCTCGCTGGGTGGGGGAGCGCGTTCAGCGCGCCGTGGAGGTGCTGCAATGAGCACCACTCCACGCAAGTTTCAAGGCGTCTGGATTCCAGCAGAGCTCTGGCTGGATCGCAACCTATCCATCACCGAGAAGGTCATGCTGGTTGAAATTGGCAGCCTGCAGGACGACGAGCGCGGCTGCTACGCCAGCAACGCGCACTTCGCCGAGTTCTTCGGCCTGTCCATCTCAAGGGTTTCGGAGATCATCAGCGCACTGGCCGCAAAGGGCCTGGTCGAGATCGAGCAGATCCGTGAAGGAAAGCGGATTGTCGAGCGGCGCATCCGCCTGAAAGACCCCTTCGGAAAACCGAATACCCCTTCGGAAAATGCTGTGAACCCCTTCGGAAAAGGCGATGAACCCCCTTCGGAAAAGGCGAAGGGGAGTAATACACAAGAGAATAATACAGGGAGTAATACATCATCGGAGGTCGATGACGGTTTCGATGCGGCCTGGAAGGCCTACCCGAAGCGCGAGGGGGCTAATCCCAAGAACAAGGCGCACTCGGCCTGGAAGGCTCGCCTGAGGGAAGGGGTTAAGCCGGAGGAAATGCTGGCAGGCGTGGCGCGCTATGCCGCGTTCTGCAAGGTGACCGAGAAAACCGGGACCAGCTATGTGATGCAAGCCGTCCGATTCTTCGGAACTGAGCGCGCCTTCGAGAACGATTGGACCGCAGCGTCTGTCAAAAGCGGCAAGCCGCAAAGCCGCCACCATGGACTGGACGACCTGGACTACGGAAGCGGCGCCAAGGAAACCGTTATCGTCGGGGGGTTCTGATGCAAGCCATGGACATCACTGAAATCGAAAAGCGCTTCGGCATCACGCAGAAACGCCCGGGCAAGTGCGAACACCACGGCGATTACGTCAGCGCTCTGGTGGAGCGCACCGGCAACTGGACGCGGTGCCCTGAATGTTCGCGTGAAGAGCAGAGCCGAGCCGAGCAGGATGAACTGCGCCGGGAGCGTGAGCGCAGGGTGGCGCAGCGCATCGAGGCCCTGATGGGGCGCGCAGCTATCCCGCCGCGCTTCGCCGACAAGACGTTCGACCACTACGAGGCGAAGAGTGCAGGCCAGGCCCATGCCCTGGCAGCCTGCCGCGAGTATGCCGAGACGTTCCCTGACCGCCTCGAAGATGGCCGCTGCCTGCTGCTGCTGGGAAAGCCCGGCACCGGAAAGACGCACCTGTCGGCGGCGATCGCCGGCGAGGTCATCCGCAGGCACGGCATGGCCGCGGTCTACTCGACCATCACGGACGCGATTCGCCGGATCAAAGACAACTGGACGACGCGCGAGCGGACGGAAAGCGAGATCATCGGCCTGTTCGCCTCGCCGGCCCTGCTGGTGCTGGACGAGATCGGCCATGGCTGGGGAAGCGATACCGAGCTGCTTTACCTCTTCGAGATCGTCAACGCGCGCTACCAGGCCAAGAAGCCGACCGTCTTCGCCGGCAACATCGAGAAGGCCGACGTGCGCAAGTGCCTGGGTGATCGCGTGGCTGATCGCCTCAACGAAGGCGGAGGTCGCGCGGTGATCTTCGATTGGGCTTCTGCCAGGCCGGGCCTCTGATGGTATCCTGCGGCGCATAGGGATTTGCGCCCGCCGGACAACCAACACGCCATGGCGTCTATTTTGCGCCAGGAAGCGAGAAAACCATGAGGCTATACCACGCATCGTCTTTTCTGAGATCGTTCATCAGGCGCGAAGATAGGCGCCAGCGATCACGGGACTCAGCGGTAGGGACAGGGTTCGACCAGCTGAGAATGATCGAGGACGTGAGAATGAGCTTGAAGGAACACGCGGCGGGGTACTCCGCCTTGGCGGGGTATACGGGACTGACGCAGTTCTGCGGGGTGAACTTCTTCCAGCTGGCGCCAGACTACCGCGCCTGGTGGTTGGTCGGCGCGGTGTGTGTGCTGGGGATCATCACGAACCGGGGGCGGCACTCACCGCAAGGGTCTCGGTGACCGTGGAACAGGGCTGAGCGTTCTTTCCTCGGCTGTTCGCCCGCTTGCCTCGGCCCTTCAGGTCGGGGCGCCTGTTGCGGATCGCCTCTTGAATGCCCTGGACCGAGTAGCCGAGCCGTTCGGCGGCTACGTCAGTCGGGGTTCCGCTGTCGCGCATCTGGGCGAAGCGCTCCATGTCGCGGTTGGTGATCTTCCGCTCGAACAGGTGGGTATGCTTGTCACTTTGCGGCCATGGGCATTCCAGGCCGCGCCTGGTGAAATACTTGCGCATGTCGGTCGAGCAGCCGAATCCGATCTCGCGCGCCGCCGCCTCGATGCCAATACCCTCGGCGTGCATCCTCCGGCACGCGGCAAGGACTGTCTCGCCGGTGCTGGCGGTGTAGGCCGCCGCCTTTGTGGTCACCTTGATGAGAGGCGCGCCCTTCTCCAGGGCGGACACGCGATCCCTCAATGACTGGCACTCCGCCTGCAGCGATTCCACCTCTCGCTTCGCACGCAAGGCAATGCGCTGGTAGCTCTTGGCCTGCTCGAGCGCCACCTGCAGGCTGTGCTCGAGCTCGGCCATGCGTTGTGCCTGGGCGTTCATTGCTCGACGGCTCCTTGGGTGGGCAGGGAGGTCTGCGCGATGGGGGCGGCGTTCACCAGCTCGAATTCGTAGATGTATTCGTCGCAATTGCAGTCCACGACGTTCGTTTCGCCGACCGGTTCGCAGTGGCATATCAAGTCGCCGAGCTTTTCGTACAGCGTATCTTCCATGCCGTCCGCTACTTCCTGGCGAGTTAGCGCGACGGCGTGAGCATCGCCAGTGTCCGGGTGCTTGAGCTGGAAGCGCATCACCTCGACAGGCTGCGGGGCGGTCTGCTCTACTCGCGCGACTAGCTTCTCGATCACCTCTCGCGCGAGGCCGCCAATGCCGTGCGGAGCGAGCGACCCGCGTTCATCTAGCGCGAGCAGGGCTTTTGCGTTTGCGATCAATGAGTCGTCGGATTGCTGCGGGGCGGTCTGCGCGATGGGGGCGGCGTAGAGTGGTCTATGAGGCCACCAATCAAGACCTTTACCGTTTGTCCAGGTCGAATAGCCGACAATTTCACCGGAATCATTGACGGTAGGCTTTTTGTGTTGCCATGCCACCGGCTGCTGCTCGGTCTGCGCGGGGCGTGTGCGCAACGCTTCTTGGATCATGCGCAGATGCTCGTCGCTGGGCTCGTGACGAAGGTACAAAACAACAGCGCGAGGGTGCCCACTATCCCGGCCTATGCCCGCCAAAGCAGGCCACGCCTTCGCCTCCCGCTCATCCTGCGCCGCAGCTTGCTCTACTGCCGCCTGCCCATCCCTGAACCCCTGCGCTGCGGCTGTGGCCATGTCGACGGCGGTGAAGGTGTCTGTGTGCTCGGCCTTCTGGGATAGGGCGCGGTAGATGCGGGAAGCAAATTCCTCTTCCCAGTAAAGCGGCTGCTCGTCTGACGTGCGCAGGCAGTGCGCCACCTCGGACAGCAGCCCGCGCAGCTTCTCGTTCTCGGCCTGCAGCAGGGCAGGATGGTTGATCTTCGTCATGGTCAGTTTCTCACTCGTCTTCGGGTTCATTGGCTTCGTCGCGCAGCTCCTGCAGGCGGAGCTCGGCGAAGGGGCGCACCAGGTCTTCGGCGAGCTCGTGCGCGATGGTGTATTCGCTCCAGCTGTGCCGGGTCGGCTTGCCCATGAGCGCCACGGCATTGGCGCGGGCCATGCTCACGTCGCCGGAGATCACGGCCAGCACCAGTTGCGCCAGGCGCTTGTCGTCGTCCTGCTCCAGCCGCTCGAGCAGGTGCGCCTGCAGAGCGTCGTCCAGCTTGTCGGTGCCGAGCACGGTGCGGCCGGCAATCTTCAGGTCGTCGCCCTTCACCAGGTTCTCGGTCGCGTCATAGAGCCAGTTGGCGCCGTCGACGGTTTCGAGGAAGGCCGGCGCATCGTCCGGCAGCTGGTGGTCATGGGCAGCCTGGGCGAGCTTCATCGTGTCGATGCCGCGGCAGTAGTTGGTGATGGTCATGCTCCGGCTCCCTTGGCGATCCAGTAGGCGATCATGCCGCCGAAGCCTACCAGCAGCACCAGGCTTCCGATCACGGCGTCGACGATCGGGTGCCGGTGCGCGAACTGGCAGGGCAGGCCTTCGCGCTGGCGGGCGATCTCCTGCTCGAGCTGGGCACGGTTCAGGCGGGTGGCTTGGGTCATGCTGTAATCCTCGTGATGGTGTTGCGGTGCTCGGCGGCATTCTCGACCAGCGCCGTGATCAGGTCGTAGCGCTCCGGGGTGATCATGCCGCTGTAGTAGAAGGCGCACTGCAGGAAGCCCAGCAGGTAGACATGGGCATTCTGCGATTGCCGGTCACCGCCGAAGCGAATGGTCATCAGCTCGCGGCGGATCAGCTCGATCATGTGCTTGTCCATGGCTCACCCCAGCAGGTAGACGGCGCGCGGCGAAGGATTGCGCGCAGCATGGGCGGCAGCTTTGGCGCGGATCTGCTCGATGCGATGGGGCTGGATCATGTCGGCGCAGTGCAGGGTGATGCGCGGGGCGCGGTTGAGCGCATGGCTCAGGCGCTGGCGATAGGTCGGGATGCGTTTCATGGCGATGGCCTCAGTGGTTGGTTGATCTCGACAGCGCCCTCGGCGAAGGCGCTGGCGGCATCAGAACCAGACGCGGCGCGACATCAGGATCGCCGTGCCGGCGATATGCGGCAGGCTCTCCGGGTCGGTGCCTGGCTCATGCGTCAGCACGTTGTTTCGGTAGATGGCCGTGGCCTTCTCGTTGCGCGGCAGCCCGTCCAGAAGGCCGCTGTCATCGACGAACATATCGGTGCGCTGCCCTTCGTGGAGCACGGCGACATGCTCAAGGAAGCGGCCGGCGCCAAGGACTGGCTCAACCAGGTCGCGGATTGCGTAGTAGCCAGGCTCTTGCGGCCAGTCGAGCTCGCGCTGCTCTTCGGTGTCGTCGACGTGGATGATGGTGGCGGTGGTTTTCATGGGCTTTTGCCTCTTGGTTGTTGGGCGCTATGCGCCGGTTGATGCTCGGCGAACCGGGCGGGTGGGTTAAGCAGATGCGAGCAGCTTCGGGACTTCGCGCATGGCGACATCGAGCAAGCCCTTGAAGTAGCGGGCGGTGTTGCCTTCCTGATCGGCAACGATGGTGTCCATGATCACCTTCGGCTCAACGCCAGCCTTCTTCGACATGAGGTCAAGCGCTTCCATGGTGGCGAGCGCGGCAATCTTGGCGGTCAGTTCAAGGTTCATTGCTATGGCCTCTCGGTCGGTTTATGTCCGGTATTCGCTACCGTGTTGGTGAAGATTATGGACTAACCGGAAGAAGAAGCGCAACACATAGAAGTGTAAAGATCGCGCAATAGCTGTCGGTGTCTCGCGCAATACTTGCGAGCAGACACGAAAGGCGGATATACTTCGCTGGCAGCCTGATCAGTTGTTCGATCAATAGCAAGGTCCGAGCTGAAAGTGCTGATCAGCCTGCTCTCATTCACACAACCGAGGCATCAGGTATGGAAGACCGCGAACTGTTGGAGCTGGCGACGGTCTGTTTCTCTGCTACAATGGCGATGTCGCTGACCCCGACATGCAACACCGCATAAATCACCAATAGCAGGCAAGAACCGTCTTTCGGACTGGTCTGGGCCGGCAGGTATTGGGTTATTGGTGCCCATTGCGTGCCTGTCCGGGGGTCAACCAGATCAGTCCAAAGGACGGTTTTTCATTTCTGGGCGAGGCGTTTGTAGCGCTTCCCTCGGCGACACAAGCAAAAGCGAACATCGCCAAGAAGTGAATTCGTCATCCCGACCTTGGACCAGGGACAAACAGCGTCAGAGGGCACGAGCTGCATGCGGGTTGCAGCCGAGGGGCGTGTGGAACCGAGCGCGGTACATCGGTTGGCTGATATGGGTGATGACGAGCCGATAGGTAAAGCTGATGCTTGCGGGTTTCCATAGGTGCCCACAAGCGGTCATAAGACGAGATCAACCTGATGAAATGGGCAAAGGCCAAAGACAAGGACGGCAATGTCCTCGATCGCGTGGCTATCAGTGACGCCGGTTACAAGGTTGCGCGCTTCACCATCGCCGGCCAGGATCAGTACCGCGCCAGCCTATCGGGCGAGTTCCTGCACTTCCCCGTTACTGACCCCAAGGAAGCGCAGGCTGTGTGCGAACGTCATTACATGATCACGGGCGCCAGGCTGTAAAGACGGTGGTGTTCCCATCGTCACCGGTCTGGTCGCCGAAAGCAGCCCACCAGCGGCGGCCAGTTCGGAATTCCCACTCTCTTCTCCTGCGGTTGCCTTCATACCTATTCGGTTCGATAATCAGACCGACATAACACATGGGGCACAGGGCGTCAGTATGTCAACGTGGCTATTGGCCTACGCCCGGTAACGCCAACGACAATTGAATTTGAGGCAGATCAATGAAGAAGGGAGACGAATCGGCAGCACCCAGGAAGTCAGCGAATAGGGCCCAGGTAGCAAAGCCCGCGAAGAAGATGGGTCGACCGACTGACTATTCTCCAGAATACGCTGAGCAGGCGAAGAAACTGGCAGTGATGGGGTTTGACGATGAGGATGTTGCGTTCTTCTTCGGTGTAAACCTGCTAGACCTTGCCTTGTGGGCTGTTAGGCATCCCGACTTCCTCGCGGCAATGTCCCCTGCCGATGAGGAAATTGAAGCCTATCGGTCGAAGCGGCGCGAAAGGGCTGAAAAGAGAAACGCATGGAAGCGCAAGGCGATAGCTAGCAGCCCTTCCAAGCGCGTTGAAAACAGTACGAGGGCTAGGATTTACGCGGCGCTGAAGGGTAGAGGCGATGGTGCCCTCTTCGGCCGGCTCGGTTATAGCGCCGACGCACTTGTCGCTCATATCGAGGCTCAGTTTGCGCCAGGTATGAGCTGGCAGAATTACGGGAAGTGGCATATCGACCACAAGAAGCCTGTGGCCCTGTTCGATCAGACCGAAGAAGCGCAATTTCTAGAATGCTGGGCGCTCGATAACCTTCAGCCGCTATGGGCTCTGGATAACGCCAAAAAGGGGGCAAGATATGTCGGCTCCTAAAGGGAATCAGTATGCGAAAGGCAACAAGGGCGGTGGACGCCTGAGCACCTACCAAGCAAAGTATGCGCAGCAGGCTAAGAAGGCGTGCGAGGCCGGCTTTACCGACAAGGAAATTGCGGAGCTTCTTGGTTGCAATCAGAGCACGCTGTATCGGTGGAAGGCTGAGCATGAAGAGTTTGCGCAAGCCCTAAAGGTCGGAAAGTGCAAAGCAGACGATCGAGTTGAGCTTTCCCTCTACCATCGCGCGCTCGGCTACAGCCATCCAGAGGTTGATATCAGGGTGGTCGAAGGTCAGATCGTCCAGACCCCATTGATCAAGCACTACCCGCCGGACACGACTGCCGCGATCTTCTGGCTGAAGAACCGCCGCAAGGAAGAGTGGCGCGACAAGGTGGACGTTGACCACGGCATTCAAGAGGACAGCCCGCTCGCGTCGTTGTTCGCCCAGCTGGCCGGCAAGACCCTGAAGCCAGGGGGTTCTGAATGACCGACAGCAAGAAGCCGGCCCTTGCGCCTGTCGTCACGATCCACCCACATACGCTACGCGACGTGCCGGCTGTGCTGCGCTCGATAGCTGATCGCATTGAAGGAGGCGAGTTCGGCGATGCGACGCAATGCGCGGTGGTGCTGAACGGCGATATGCTGGAGATATTCGCCATCGGAGACTGCGACCCGACCGACGCCCATTACCTGCTCTGCTGCGGCGCCGCCCGCATGCAGGAGCCGCTGCTTCGCAAGGGCCTGGGCGCTGATGGCTGAGCGCGTCGAGTTTCCGCCCATCGAGGAGCTGGACCCGGCCCTGCTCGAGCAGGCGCTGGCCGATCCTCTTTGGCGGCTGGACAACCTCTACATGGTGAAGACCAAAGAGGACGAGGATGGCGAGGGCCTGGTGGTGCGCTTCCGCATGAACCGGGCTCAGCGTCGGCTGGCGAAGAACCTGTGGTATCGCAACATCATCCCGAAGGCCCGTCAGCTTGGCTTCACGACGTTCTCCTGCATCTACGCCCTGGACTGCGCCCTGTTCACACCGAACTTCCAGGCCGGCATCGTGGCGCACACTGACGGCGCCGCGAAGAAACTGTTCCGTGACAAGGTGCTGTTCGCCTATGAGCGCCTGCCCGAGATCCTGCGCAAGTCCATGCCACTGACCAAGCAGAGCGCCGAGGAACTGGTGTTCGCCAATGGCAGCTCGATCCTTGTGTCCACCTCCATGCGCGGTGGCACCATGCAATTCCTGCATGTCTCCGAGTTCGGGAAAATCTGCGCCAGGTTCCCGCACCGCGCCCGGGAGATCGTCACCGGCTCTCTGCCGGCCGTACCGAAGAGCGGTGTCGTCATCATCGAGTCGACCGCCGAAGGCCGCGATGGCGACTTCTACCTGATGACCATGCGCGCCAAGGCCCTTGCCGACGCCGGCAAGGATCTGACCAGCAAGGACTACCGGCTGCATTTCTTCCCCTGGTACGAAGGCCCAGACTACTGGATGGAGCCGGACGGCGTGGTCATCACGCCAAAGGACAACGAGTATTTTGACAGCCTCGAGTCGAAGCTCGGCATCGAGCTGCCGGTCGAGCGCCGCGCCTGGTACTGCGCCGTGCGCGATGGCGACTTCTCCGGCGACGAGCAGAAAATGTGGCAGGAGTACCCGTCCACCGTCGAAGAGTGCTTCCAGGTGTCGAGCGAGGGCTGCTACTTCACCAAGCAGCTGACCGCGGCGCGCAAGGATGGCCGAATCAAGTCCCTGCCGCTGATCCAGTCGACGCCATGCTTCACCTGCTGGGACATCGGCAACAGCGACGGCACCGCGATCTGGGTCGTCCAGCGTGTCGGCCATGAGTGGCGCTGCGTCCGTTTCTACGAGGCGTGGGGCGAGCCATACAGCCATGCCGTCGCCTGGCTGCAATCGCTGGGCGTGATCTGGGAGACAATGTTCCTGCCGCACGATGCCGAGCACGTCCGCCAGGGCCAGAACGTCAACAAGAGCCCGCGCCAGATGCTGGAAGAGCTGATGCCCGGCGTGCGCTTCGAGATCGTGCCGCGCATCGACGACGTGAATTGGGGTATCCAGCAGACCCGCGACTTCTTCCCGAACCTGTGGTTCGACGAGCAGCACTGCAAGGAAGGCCTGATCCACATTGAGAACTACCGCAAGAAATGGAGCGAGCGCCAGCAGACGTGGAGCGATCAGCCGGACAAAACCGGCGGTCACTCCGAAGCTGCCGACGCCCTGCGCCAGCTCGCCCAGGCATACGCCGGCGGACTGATCAACATAAGCCGCGGACCGAGCCTGTCGAGCGTTCGCCGCACCAGAAGCTGGAGAACCGCATAGTGCCCCGCCCCATCCTCGACCTATCCCAGCGCCACGCCGAAAAGGTAGATGGCGAGCTGACCCTGATCTTCACCTGGCTCGGCGAAACCGTGGCCGACTCCGAGCCCTGCGTCGTGCTGCTGCCGACCTACCGCGTACTGGCGCCCGGTCATTACAAGCCATGCGTGATCGCGCTATCCTCCGCCTACAAGTACGACGACGCGCGGTATCTGTGGGAGTCGGCAGGCAGTATCGCCAGCATTCTTGGCCTTGGGCCGAGCGCGACGTTCAAGGTGGCCGACAACATCCAGTCCGCGCTGCTGGCGCTGATCAAGATGCCGCCCAAGCCGGTGACCGAGGCGAAGGTAGTGGCTGACGCCATCGTGACGGAAGAAAGCGGCCGGCAGACCACGGCCGAAATTATCGAGGAAGTATGAGCGCTCCTGCGAAGGTAGTTTCAGAGGCTGACAGGCAAGACCTGATTACGCACGTTGACTACAGGCCAGAAACTGGAGAGTTTTTCAGGAAGACGAAGGGTCCTGGATGCTCGTGCCGCAGCTAACGAAAACGCAGGTTTTCACCAAAACCATGGGAAGCCAGCACAGCAGAGGGTGGCGAATTGTTCGATCTAGCTGATAAAAACTCGACGCGCGTGATCAAGGGCGGTCCCGAATCGCGGCTGTCGTTCGACGATCCCGAGCCGGCCGAGCACAGCGGCAACGTCCTGGACAACGAAGAGCACCATCGCCTGCATAAGCGGCTGATGGGTAACTACCAGCGCGAGCTGGATCGCCAGCACGACAACCGCATCGAGCAGGCGCAGGACGAGGATTTCTACGACAACATCCAGTGGTCGGAAGAGGACGCCCGCACCCTGCGCGATCGCGGCCAAGCGCCTCTGACCTACAACGTCATCAGCCAGACGGTGAACTGGATCATTGGTAGCGAGAAGCGCGGGCGCACCGACTTCAACATCCTGCCGCGCGGCAAGGAGGACTCGAAGCCGGCCGAGCGCAAGACCAGCCTGCTCAAGTACCTGAGCGACGTGAACCGCACGCCTTTCCACCGCTCCCGCGCGTTCGAGGATGCCGTGAAGGTCGGAATCGGCTGGATCGAGGATGGCGTAACCGACGAGGATGACGGCGAGCCGATCTACAGCCGCTACGAGTCCTGGCGCAACATGTTGTGGGATTCGGCCTCGACCGAGTTCGACCTGTCCGACTGCCGCTACGTCATCCGCACCAAGTGGGTGGATCTCGACATCGCCATCGCCATGTTCCCCGATCGGCAGCACCTGCTCGAGCGCTCCGCCGAGGTTGGCGACCGGCTTGGCTACGACCTGGCCAACGGCGACGAGGTGATGGACTACGCCGAGAACGAGCGCGAGACGACCGTAGGCTCGGCTATAGACAACGTGGATTCCCGCCGTGACCGCGTTCGCCTGATCGAAATCTGGTTCCGCAAGCCAGAGCGCGTGCAGAAGGTGGTGGGCGGCGAGTTCGGCGGCGAGCCCTATGATCCCGAGCACCCGGGCCACATGAAGACGCTGGAAGCCGGCCAGGCCATCGTCGCCGAGCGCGTGATGCTGCGCATGCACTGCGCCGTGATGACCACCGAGGGGCTGCTGTTCTACGGCCAGAGCCCGTACCGGCACAATCGGTTCCCCTTCACCCCGATCTGGGGCTACCGCCGCGGGCGTGACGGCCTACCCTATGGCGTCATCCGTGGCCTGAAGGACATCCAGGAGGACATCAACAAGCGCGCGAGCAAGGCGCTGTTCATCCTGTCCACGAACAAGACCATCATGGAAGAGGGCGCAGTGCCCGACATGGATGAGTTCATGGAAGAGGTGGCCAGGCCGGACGGCGTGCTGGTCGTCAAGCCCAACAAGCGCCTCGAGCTGAATGTTGACCGCGACCTGGCGCCGGCGCACCTCGACCTGATGGGCCGCTCGATCCAGATGATCCAGTCGGTATCGGGCGTCACCGACGAGCTGATGGGGCGGACCACCAACGCCACGTCCGGCATTGCCGTGCAGGCGCGCCAGGAGCAGGGCGCCATGTCCACCAGCAAGCTCTTCGACAACCTGCGCTTTGCCGTCCAGGTGCAGGGCGAGAAGCAGCTGAGCCTGGTCGAACAGTATTTCACCGAGCAGAAGCAGTTCCGCATCACCAACAGCCGCGGCACGCCGGACTACATCACCGTGAACGACGGCCTGCCTGAGAACGACATCGTGCGCTCGAAGGCGGACTTCGTGATCTCCGACGCCGAGTGGCGCGCCTCCATGCGCCAGGCCCAGGCCGAGCAGCTGATGGAAATGATGACCCGCCTGCCGCCGCAGGTCGCCATGGTCATGCTGGACCTGGTGATCGAGACGATGGACCTGCCGAACCGCGACGAGCTGGTCAAGCGCATCCGCCAGGTCACCGGCCAGCGCGACCCGGATGCCCAGGAGCTGACCCCGGAAGAGCAGCAGGCCATGCAGGCGCAGCAGCAGCAGGCGCAGATGCAGCAGGCCATGTTCGAGGCCGAGCTGCGCGGCAAGATCGCCAAGGCGGTGCGCGACGAGATCGCCGCCCAGAAGGACGCGGCCGGCATCGCCAAGACCAACGTGGAGATCCAGCAGGCCGCAGTAACGACTGCCCAGACCGCCATGACGGCGCCGGGACTTCTGCCGGTGGCCGATGGCATAATGGAAGAGGCCGGCTTTGTCTCGGCCACTGACCAGCAGCGCATGCAGCAAGAGCAGGCCGCCCAGCAGCAGGCGATGGCCGAGCAGCAGGCGGCAGAGCAAGCCGCAATGCAGCAGATGCAGCAGGCGCCCGATGGTGCTATGCAGCAGCAACCCGCACCGGATGGTGCAGCACCAGCCCCGCAACCCTAGAGGATTGAGGCATGAATGAAGCCACGCATGTAGCAAACCCTGTCCGCGTCAAGGCGGCTCGCATCGTTGGGGTTACCGACATCACCAAGCGCGAAGAGAAGTGCGGGCAGTCGAGCCCTGATCTTCTCCTGCAGCTGGAGGATGGCCGGAGCTTCCAGGCGGACAGCGCCATGACCGCTCGCTACGTCCCGGAGCCAGGCGACTACCTGGTCGAGCAGGAGGACGGATACGTCTACCTGAACCCGCGCGAAGTCTTCGAGCGCAAGTATCAGCCGCTCGGCAGCCGCGTGACCTTCGCCGAAGACCTGGAGATCGACGAGTTCTTGCGCGGCGTCAGCGAGCGCGCGATCGACCGAGGCGAGCGAATGGACATGGCGGCCGTGGTCTACGGTAGCTACGGCGGCGTCATTCGCGTGGACTCCATCGTCAGTGGCGTGGAGTGCATCGGCCTCCTGCGCATTGGCGAGCAGATCATGCTCAACACCATCATGCCGAACGGCAACATCACCAACTGAGGACAACAGCCATGGCTTACACCGAGGAAGAACTGGCCGGCCTGACCGCCGAGGAACGCGCCGCGCTCGAAGAGGACGACGGCACCGAAACCGACGAGGAAGAGGCCGATGAAACAGAATCCGGCGACGAAACTGAAGCGGATGCTGGCGACGATGCTGCTGAAGGCGCTGATGACGGCGAGCAGCAAGCCGACGATGGCGCAGATGACAGCGACGAGGGGGATGAATCCGGGGCTGAGCGTTCGCAGCAGCAAGGGCCGATCCTGGTAGCAGAGGCGCCGGAGAAGGCCGAGGAACGCCTGGGCGAGATCAAGACCGCCAAGGCCGAGCTGCGCAAGAAGTACGACGACGGCGATATGACCTTCGACGAGTATGAGAGCCAGGTCGAGGCGCTGGACGATGAGCGCATGGAGATCCGCCTCGCACTCAAGGAGGCCGAGACGGCAGCCAAGATCGAGCACCAGCGCCAGGTCAACGAGCGCGAGGCACAGATCAACGGCTTCCTGGCCGAGATCGGCGTGAAGCGCGACTTCTCCGACCTGCGCTTTGCCGCGCTGGACAATGCGGTGAAGATCATCGCCAACCAGGAGGACAACGCGAACCTCGGCGTGCGCGAGATCCTGGAGAAGGCCTATGGCCTGTGCGTCGAGCAGGGCGTGATCCAGAAGAAGGCAGACAAGGCGGAAGAGAAGCCCAGGACGCGCAAGCCGATTGCGACGGTCCCGAACCTGGCGCGCGTCCCGGCTGCCGAGCAGACGGACACCGACGACGGCAACCGCTTCGCCTACATCGACCGCATCGCCGACCCGGTGGCGCGCGAGAAGGCATTCCAGAAGCTGAGCCCGGCCGACCAAGAAGCCTACCTTTCCACATAAGGGAAAATCATGCAGAGCACCCTGCGCATCGACCTGAAGCCTGGTGAGAGCGTGACCATCGGCGACATCGCCGTCATCACGCTCGAAGAGAAGTCAGGCAAGGCCGCACGCATCGTCTTCAAGGCCGATCGCAGCGTGCCGATCAACAAGGTTCGGCAGTCCACCGCGGCGCAATCGCTGCGCAATGGGCTGTCGGCCCTTCCTGCATGAGGGCGGTTGCAAAAGTCAACCACCGCGCCGATAATCAGACCGTCATAGAGCGCAGGAGCTGCCTATGGATTTATTTCATATCCACATGAGGGTAGCTCCATGGCTCAGACCGTCATTCCTTTCGGCGATCCGAAAGCTGCGAAAAAGTGGTCCTCGGCTCTTGCCGTAGACCAGATCAAAAAGTCCTACTTCGAGCGCAAGTTCATCGGCGAGTCCGACAACTCGGTCATTCAGAAGAAGACCGAGCTCGAAACCGATTCCGGTGACCGCATCAGCTTCGACCTGTCCGTGCAGCTGCGCGGCGAAGCCACCGAGGGCGATGCTCGCCTCGAGGGCAAGGAAGAAAGCCTGAAGTTCTACACCGACGAGGTGGTCATCGACCAGACCCGTAAGGCTGTCTCGGCCGGCGGCAAGATGACCCGCAAGCGCACCC